GGCGTGACCAATACTCGTTTTGCTCGTTGATCCGCTGTTGAACCGGATCGAGCATTGGCGTGACTTCCTCCCGCACAAAGTCGGAAGGCTTTTCAAAAAGGTCGCTGCGCTTGGGTGGCTCTACTTTTGGCGGCGGGGGTTGACGCGCAAACTGCTCGTCAAATCGCCGTCGCCATTCATCGCGCTCACGTTCCGCCGCGCGCCGTGCATCGGCTTCCTCGCGCAAGCGCCCGGCCGGTACGGCGGGTTCTGGCGCGGGAGGCTCCGCAGGCTTTGGCGGTTCTGGCTCAATCGGATGTTCAACGGGCGGATTGGTTACCGCGTCATTGAACAGGGCAGCATCGTCCGTTCCGGCCGGGGCCGGTTCGTTCTCGTTAGCCATGTGGTTCACCTATCCGGACTGTCGCGCCGGCAAGCGTGGCCGCGATATCGTTCGCGGCGGACGTGGCTGTGAAGCGGTCACAGCGCCGTTGCCGTCATTTCGTTGACGGCGGACGAACCGTTATTGGCTATGCAAGCGCCTGCGGAACATTTCGGCAGCGTTGGCTTCATCCTTCATCCCGCAATCGAAGCACACATTCGCGCCGTTCTTGCCGTAGGGACGTAGCTCATCGATCTTGCCGCAGTCCTCGCACTTCGCATCCGCTTCCTCGCAAACAAAACAGGGTGTTTTTGATCTTGAAGGTCATAGCGGCGGCCTGAAACTCTTGAGTGGTTCTTTCTTCTTCACTTCGCGGTCGGCGTTCTTGTGCCGGTCGTCCTGTTCGCGGTCGGCGTTCTTGTGTAGCGTCTCGTGGATACGGTCGTCCCTTTGCTGTATGTGCCCTGCAATCAATTCGAGCGGCGCCATCAGCGCGTCGTGATCCATCTTGTTGACGCTCGCCATCTTGTGCGCGGCTGTGGCATTGGTGGCGCGGATGTTGGCGACCTTCTCCGCGATATCGAGCGGGGTCTGCGGTGGAGGCGGTTGCGCCGGCATACCTTCGGTTCTTGCCTTGGCAAGGTTGAGCAGGCTTCCGGTCTGCGCCTTGCCGGCTTCGGCTTGGAGCTTCTGCGCCTCGGCGTTGGTCTTTTGAATGGCGGCCTGTTGCGCGGCCACCTGCACCGGGTTCGGCTGCGAAATCAGCATATTGAGCTTCTTCTTTTCCGAGGCCGGCAGATAAGAAGCCTCGATGATGGCTTGGGGAGGTACAGGCACATTGTTCTGCGCCAGCGCCATCAGGGTATCGAACACGTCGCCCATCACGGTTTCGGTGTCGGGGCCTTCGCCGATCGAGATATCAACGTCGATCTGACCAAGAGCATTGACCAGTTGCGGGCGGCCCCACTGATCCAGTTCGACGCCGTTGATCATCATGAATTGCGCGATTTCCTGATCGCCGGTCACTCTGAGGAAGCGCTGCGCCGTCCAGTAGCGTTGCGCGGCACACCACGCCGCTCTGTACTGCGCGAGCTTCCACATGCGGAAATTTTTGAGGAACGGACCTAGCTCCGATAGCCCGGCCTGCTGCGCCATGTTGTAGGCGCGGCCTGATGTATTCTGACCCATCGCCACCAGCGCCTGATTGGGTCCGAAATTGTCAATCTCGGCCTTGGCGTCCTGGTAGTAGTTGGTCTGCTGGATAAATTCCTGTTCGGGCTGGATGACTTGCAAATCCTTGTCGTCGCCATGATAGGAGAGCACGCCGTCCGGCCGCGCCGCTTCCCGCCGCGCCACTTCAATGTCGTCAACCGCGCCATCCTTCACCTTGAGTTGGCGGGTATTCATGATGTGGATGGCTTTGGAGCGATGCTGGTTCATCGCGTCTTGCGGGCCGCGCATGCGGCGCACAAAGCCGTAGTGATCGCCGTCGCCGTCGATCTGGTTGGCGTAGGCAAAATATTTTGAAATCGACTTGTTGCGCGCGTCGTAGAACGGGCTGTCGCCTTCCATCAAAAGCACGGTGCCGGCGTGCAGACACCATTTCCACACCCCGCGCTCGATGTACCAATGATCAACGAGGCGAACCCGGTCGCGGTTGTCGGTCCACAGGGTTTCTCTGTCGCTGTCGAACGCGGTGTAAATGCCGCCATCGGCCTGCATGGAGGCGACTTGATCACTGGCGCCTTCGACCAGTTCGTCCAGTTCCCCGATATCGGCCCATTTATAAATGCCGTGGAAGCGACCGTCCGAAAAATCAAACTTCACGCTTCTAGGGTCATAAAAGAATGTCTTGGGGTCGCGGTACTCAAACCTCAGATCGGGATCGCCTTGGTCGCCTGTCTCCAACATCAGTTCGGAAACCCCGATGCCGTGAACCGAGGCGTCCCGGCAGCATTCGGTTTCCAAATCCTCAAACTGCGAGGCGTCGCAAATGGTGCGGATGACTTGGGTCGCGACTTCGGCGCCGGCTTCGCCTTGGGGGGTGTTGGGATAGCATTTGCAATCGGTTCGGAGCTTCCTGATGGTGCCGACAAGGCTGTCGAGCTTCCGGCCGGTGCGGTCAAACGTGATCGGCGGTTGACCGCGCTTTTTCAGGATTTTCAGTTGGTCGATGGTCCATTGGTCGGCGTGGTAGTAGCGCCATGACATGCGCTGTTCGTCAATTTCCCGCGCCTTGACGCTGGCGTAGTCCTCAAATTCCTTGCGGAGCCTTCGCAGTTGCTTTTCGTCGTTGCCGCTGGTGTTGGTCCGGTTGGTGTCGCTGTATTCGCTCCGGTCCAGCGTGATGGTCTGCATCACAGCACCATCGGGTCGGCGGTTTTCACCGTCTCAACCCTCTTATAATCGTTTTTCGGGAGTGTGATCGTCTTGGTTTTTGGCAAGCGGCCCTTCACCATTTTATCGAGCAGTTGACCGATCAATCCGATGGCATCCACTTGGTCGTCGTGAACACCAGCGGGGAAGTGCAAAAGTTCTGATCTAAATTCCGCGAGCCATGGTGCGTTGGCAGGTACATACAGGCCGGACAACGACATGCGGCCCTGAATGGACCGGGCGCGCACCGCCTTGTCGCCACGGGTCGGAAACATTTCGCGTGTGCACCAAGCGCGTCGCTCACGCTGGCGCTTGTCGAGGAAAGGACCGACACCCGCACGGATTTGCCCCTGTTCTTCCGCCCACGCCATCGGCTTGTATTTCAGGACCAGATCGCACCATGCATCGATCCACACGTCGGAGGATTTTTGGCCGCGCCAAACGTCGATCAGATACATGCGCTCATCAGGGTCCAACCCGATGATGGCGTGCACCGTGTAGTCGCCGCCGTCCTTGGTCACCGCGTAGTCGGAGCCGCCATAGAAGCGCAGCGTGGAATGATCCGGAATGCGCATCGTCTGATGCAGCCATTCGTCCTTGAAATAATCGCCCTCATCCGGTGTCGGCTCTTGCTGGTAGAGCGCGGACCACACCCGAGGCGGCGTGTTGGTTTTCAGATCAGCAAGTTGCGCGCCGTAGCCGTAGTCATCGTCATTCCAGAGAAATTCGCCGGGTTGCCTCCCCAACGGGTCGTTCTCTTTGGCTTCCGCTGGAAGCGAGAGCACGGTCCAGTGCTGGAAATTTATGGCACGTCCGGCAAGGTCATCCTCATGCCAACGGGTTTGGATCAGCATTTGCCGCGCATTGGGAATTAAGCGCGGTCGAAAATCATTCAGGTACCAATCCCACAACCGATCACGCACCAAAGAGCTATCGGCGTCCTGTCGGGAACGGATCGGATCGTCGATCAAGCCGAACAACGCTCTGAAACCCGCGATGCCGGTCAGTGCGCCCGCAGCCAGGTATTCGCCGCCCTGCTCAAGACCCCAACGTCCTGCGGCCTGATTGTCGGCGGTCAAACTGACGTGCAGTTCTTCGGCGTGCTCGCCGACAAGATTGCGGACACGCCGGCCCCAACGTTCCGCCAACTCCGTGGTGTGGCTCGCCGCCAAGATCATCGCTTTGGGATTTTGCGAGAATATCCACGACGGAAACAGAATGCTCGCATAGGTCGACTTGGCCGAGCCGGGCGGCATGAACACCGCCAGCCGTTCAATCTCGAAACGAGCAAGAGCCTCCAAATGCTCGATCAGCAAACGGTGGTGACGGGCCGGCACAAAGCCGTTGTTGACGCACCATTCGGTGAAGCTTGAACGCAGCCGTCGCCGCCGCTGTTTTTCAACAACAGCGTCGATCAGCGTGTGCATGATTATCGAATTTCCCGAACCTCTACGCCGGCATGGCGCGCTTGCGTCATCATGTCGGAAGTGCCTGCTCCGCCCCGGAATGCAATGACCAGATCGGGCTTGCCCTCAACCAGCATTTGCTTGTTGCGGATCGGGCCGGCGCTGTTTTTGTGCCTGATCCAATCCGCCTGAAACCTTTTCGTTTCCACGAGGCGGCTAAACGCCCATTCGTCGGCGAGTAGGTCCGCGCCGCGCGCGTTGCCGTGGATCAACAGCGTGATCGGGGTTCTCGCGTGCTGCTCATCGAGCGTGCGATTGAGCAACCGCGCGTCGGTGAAATCACGTCCACCACACACTAATATGCGCATCGCCTTGGGTACCAAAGTTCGTGCCTGTATTTGCCCTTTCCAATCCGCTTGGACCGGAAATCATGCCGCTCGCACCAATCGATCAGCAATTGATTGGGTTCGACCAACACCGGATGCTGGTTGCAGGCGAATATTTTGCGAATGAGCCGGGTAAAGGCGCCCGTTCCGGGATTTTTGGCCTGCAACGCCACCAGCCGGACCCGTTTATTGTCCTGCGTGATGATGGTGTGCTCATCCCATTCGTGCCAATCGAGCCACGCCGCGTCTTTGACGAGGGTGAAGCCCTGTTCAAGCTCGCTTGCAATCATGCGCGCCCCGATTTCCTCGCGAGACATGCTCATGAGCGATGACACAAGGGCATCCGTCGCGAAATTCATCAGTCGATCAGCGCTTTTGCGATTTCGTACACGTCGAGATTTCCGACAAGGCGAAGCACGTCAGGCGTCCTAGGATGGTCGGACGCCACAAGGCGCTTTCCGTCCGCCTGCCGCTTTATTTCTTCGCGGATTTCGTCGGTAAGCTTTTGCACGTCCATTTCACACCCAATCCGGTCAGCACGTCGCCGATCACGTGGTTTTTGGCGTCGTGCTCCTTCGCTTTGGTGCCCTGTTGCAGCATATCGGCGGCGCCTTCGATGATGCAGCACGCGACCGCGACCGCCAATTGGTAGGCGTCCGGGCCGTCCATCAACTGCGTCACCGATTGCAAACTCTGTTCGCAGCGGGTGAGAGCGAGCCTGCCAAGTTCGTTCTTTTGCTGCTCACTGAGCTTCATGCTGTCTCCGGAACCACGTCGCGCGGCTCATTTTGCCCTTCCACGGCTGCGTTGCGGCGAGGCTCGAAGCGCTGTTTTCCTTGAGCGGACGCCCGGACGGACGACGCGGCGGACCAGAGGGAGCCGCGCCATCCGCCCCTCGTCCACCCGCCGAACGCGGTACCGTCGAGGGTGAAGTGGTTTCTCGCGGCATTGGGACGCTGTGCCCTACCGCCGTGACCTGTGCAGCGATCAAACTGCCGGCAGTGCGCGATTTACTTTCCGCGCCACCGCGAGAACGTTGAGGCGGTTGAAATTCGGCAAACTCCGGGCAGAAGCCCAAGGAGTGCCGTTCACCGCAAATTTTACAAAGCGGAAGGTCCATTTTCTTCCCACTCATCGATCACGGACGCGCGCCACCTGAAATGTTCGATCACTTGGCGCGCCACGGCGTCGTCAACGCCGATCAATCGTTTTAGGATCGGTGCGGCTTGGCGCACCCGGCCCCTGTCGGTGATAAAGCCGGCCACGAAATAATTGCTCACGACGCGGACCAGTTTAGGCATCTTCATCCCGATTGATCTGGAACACCGCCATCACCAGCACGCCGATCAAGGCGCCGATAAACAGGCCGATGGCAAGGCCGGTGATGAACATCGATCACCATACCAAGATTTTTGGCGAAACCAAGGTTTTTGGAGAGGCATCGCAAGGGCGAGCCTGTTTATTAAAAGTCAGCGCTGTTGGCTTTTTCGGTCGGCAGCGGAAACCGCCGCGCCAAGGTGGAACGCAGCGCTTCGCGCATGATGAAAACCTGTTCCGCCTCGTCCGCCCCTGCGAGCCGGATCAAATACGGCTCAAACAGATCGGGCCGCTGGCGGGAAGCCTGATCGAAGGTCTGTTCAAGGTGCGCCACCGCCTCGTCGCGGGTCCATTTTGCGACCACCATTTCGTGGAGCACACGGCGCATTTTTTATCCCTCGCCAGATTTCCAAAAAAATTGTAGCATGGTTTTGACGCGGCTAGGGGCCGCCCGAAAAGCCGATCCGCATCGGCCTGCCGCGTCACAGGATGCCCATGAGCGAATGGCCCGAATATTACATCCTGATCGACCGGCTCCCCGTCGCCGTCGACATGATGACGTGGGCGCGGTGGTGTCAGGACCATGACCGTTCGATTGCGCGGGACGAGATTGGGAACGCGGTGGTGTCGACGGTGTTTCTCGGGCTTAACCACAACATGCGAATGAGCGGCGAGCCGATCCTGTTTGAAACCATGATCTTCGGCGGCCCGCTCGATCAGGCGCAATGGCGGCATCGCAGCTATGACGAGGCCGAGCGCTATCATCGTCAAGCCGTCATCGAGGCCCGCAAGGCGCACGCACGGATCAAATCCATCGCGGATCAGGCCGGCCTGTAACGGGGGAAAAATGCCAAAAGGGCCGGGCAAGTATGACGACCTTTGCGCGCTGGTTCGCGAGCGCAGCGGGGGCCAGGTGATCGTGATCGTGATCGGCGGCGACAAGGGCAGCGGGTTTTCGTTTCAGGGCGAGGAAGGCATGCTGGAACGGCTGCCCGATCTGTTGGAAGTCGTCGCCAAGCAAATGCGCGCGCATTGACAAAACCGGGAGAGGCATTGGCGCCCTCTCCCGGAGTTACCCCGTGGTGTAAAGCCCTACGGGGATGCACTCATTGAAACTTCCAGAACAGCGGCCGGCACAGACATTCCTCGAACGGGTCGCCACTCGGCACGAACGCCCATACCTCATCGTCGAAAATCAGAACATCGGCCGGCTCAACCGGCCAGTTGTTCGGATCGAGCATGCGGCGAAAGATTGCCAGAGCGTCATTGTCCATGATCCGCCTTTTTTGGATTTTGCGGAATTTCAAGAGAGCCGGCTTTTGCGGAGTGGCGACGAGGTGGGGGGTGGTTGATGTAAAAGCATGCTTGCCCCGCGATTTTTTCCCCCTCCGGTACCTCTCGGCCGCGCGTGTGCACCCTATGGGTCACTTATCTTCGGTTGCAACAGGTTGACGTTCATCAGCATGTGTCAATTGCGGCGTCACATCGTGCTCAATCGAGCCTGATCGCACGTGCTGTGCGATGATTGCGTCTAGCTGTTCGTCGGAAAGCTTCTCAATCCTGACGTTCACGTCCGTTGTCGTGTTGTACCGATCCTGCCAATTCTCAGGATCGGCGTTCTTAAGCGCGAATATCGCGGCAGTGACGCCAACGCCTATTTGCGTGTTCAAGAGCTTGCGCTGTAGCGCGAACAAGCGCGCGCTCTTGGCGATGTTTACCGCGTGTCGAAACTCTGCATGCGCATCAATCCAATCATACACCGCTTCCCGGCTTACCCCGATTGAACCTGCAAACGCCGTTAGGTCGTACCCTTCCCCCATGACCGATATCACCGCTTCGCAATACTCCGGACGATACAGTGTCGGCCGGCCGGTGACGTAGTCCGGGGGACGCCACTTCGCACGGAACGGCCTAGGACTGCCGTGCGCTGGCGCGCCTTTGCGGTTCATAACCCTAGCGCCCGCGCCTCGTGGCAGCACTGGCAGGCTTGGCAATCGTCCTGACGAGCTTGACCTTGCCGCGATGCTTCACTGCGGCGCGCAACGCCTTCCGGTTAGCATCATTGTCCTTTTGAGACTGTTTGAGACTATTTCTCATATTTCTTCATTTCCCTAGTTGACACGTCCAAATTAATTGGATTAGAACAGCGTCACCGAACAGCAAGGGGAACCCAAATGCCTATTACCTTCCGGAACTACCTCAACGGCGACCATCCCAACATCAAGCATTGTGACGGGCTTGTGCTCGGTTGGATGGTTCAAGACCGCGCCAGCGATCTTGAATATCTCTATGCACTGGACAAGGGCGGCCAAGCCTACCGTTGCGAGGCTAAGCTCGGCTCCGATGATTTCGACACGCGGCGCCGCACATGGTGGCCGGTGAACACGGTCCCCAACGGCGCCGAATACATTGGCCACTATCCACCGCCGCGAACCATCGCAAAAATCTAAACAGATCAACCCGCCGAAAGGCGGGTTTTTCTTTGCCTGTTGCACTTGACAACATCCAAATTATTTGGATATGGTGAAGCCACACAACGCAAGGGGAACCAATGTTTGATAGCAACCAGATGAACGAACTAAAGCACATTGCCGCTGATCGATATCAGCGCAACGGCGGCGGTGGCGCCCACAAGGTGCACGCAACGTCAACCGCATGGGCCAAGTCTCGCGGCTACAACGAAATGACACCATTTCGGCAAGCCGCGTTCCGCGCTCGCGAGCAATTCAAGGTCGCGTGCGACATGGCGCGGTCTGATTTTTCTTTCGCGCCTGTCGCGTTTGATCTGGCCAAAGAAGAAAAGCGGGAGGCGGCACGCCGTGCGCTCGCGTCAATCCCGTTCTGATCAAACCGAATTGCCCGACACGTCACCGCGTGTCGGGGAAACACTGCAACGGCGCGCTAATGCACCGCTGAAACCATCCAAGCCACAAGCCGCATGCGATGCCGGGCTATTCGGCGACACTCACAAGCAAGGGGAAATGTTCTAATGTTTAAATCATACAGCGAAGCGCGCGAAGCGCTGCCCGTCGACGCTAAGTGGTCCTGCTCGTTCGGCTATCCGGGCAACGGCGGATTTGCTGAATACTACCGCGACGCGCAAGGCGCGCGCCACGTCATCACCAACGGCACCTATGGCGACGAATGGAAATTGCGCCGCGACTAGTCGCAATCCCTGCCCCGACACAAACCCCGCCCTCGCAGGCGGGGTTTTTCTTTGGCTGTAACATTTCGTGACCAAATTATTTGGATATAGGACCGAATTGGGATTGATCCACGTCCAATTATTTTGGATAGTTGGCCATCGACAACGCAAGGGGATATCGATGGCTAACACTCTCTATGACAACGTCACCGCGCGGATTTTGGCGGAATTGGAAAATGGTTCGGCGCCGTGGATCAAGCCATGGGCCGCGACACCCGGCCGCAACATTCCGCACAACGCCGCAACGGGCAACGCCTATTCCGGATGCAACGTTATCCTGCTTTGGATGGCGCAAGCCGGCTTTGCAACGCCGCAATGGTTGACCTTCAAGCAGGCGCTCGATTTGGGCGGCAACGTGCGCAAGGGCGAAAAGTCGGTCGCGACTATCGTCAAAGTGCTCCAACTCAAAGGCAAGCCGAAAGACGGCGAGACGGAAGGCGACACGTTCACCACCCTAAAAGCCTATGCCGTTTTCAACATCGCACAATGCGAGAACCTGCCCGACCGCGTCATCAATGCCGAGCCGGCCAAGGCGCGTCATGATGACGAGCGCGACGCAACCATTGACGAATTTATTGCAGCGACAGGCGCCGATTTCCGCGACGACGTTGGCGGGGACCGCGCTTATTTCTCGCCCTCGCGTGACTTTATCGCGATGCCGGCTTTCGCCGCGTTCAATTCAGCCGCGACATACTACGCCACGGCGTTTCATGAGCTTGGCCATTGGACGGGCGCCAAGTCCCGTCTTGACCGTGACTTTGGCAAGCGCTTTGGCGACCGCGCCTATGCGGCCGAGGAATTGGTTGCAGAGCTTACCGCCGCGTTTCTGTGCGCCGAATTTTCGATCAACGGCGAGCTACGCCATGCCGGCTATATCGAAAACTGGATTGAATTGCTCAAGAGCGACAGCCGCGCGTTTTTCACCGCAGCGTCTAAGGCGCAAGCCGCAGCGCAGTACATGCGCGACCGCGCCCTAGCCGAGCCGATGGCCATCGCGGCCTAGCCTTCCCTCACATCAAGCTTATGCCCGGCTCCGAAAGGATACCGGGCTTAAGCCCGTGCGGCATCCCGCCGCGCAAGGGGACCACAGTGCTAATCCGACAAGCCATCACCACGAAATTTTTGCCCGTGACAAACACTCGCCCGTCACGGGTCAAAGCAACCGCC